AGCACATTCATCACTGCTTTGTTTGCCTTGCCAATCTCATCCAACATGATGATCAGCGGTTGATCGCTGTTGAAGTTGAAGTCCTCGAGCATCACGCGCTCTGCGATCTTGCCGCCGTCAGTGTCGGCAATGAATGGGTAGAAGAAGTCACCCTGATCCAGTAACAGTTGGCAGTCGATGTAGACCGGACGATGCGTAGGAAACTCAGCCGCAAGTTCCTTGATCAGCCACGACTTGCCGATACCCGGCTCGCCCTGCAAGAGGATAGTGCGCTGCGCACCGATTGCTGCGATTGCTGCTTTGGCCTGCTTGAGTGATACACGTGTGTTTAGATTGATGCGTGACATAAGATTCTCCAAGGTTAGTAAGTCATGGTTTTAGGTACTGTCTGACAGTACGTTTGGGTTAATCGGTTACTACAGGTTGTATTATGCTGGAAAGCTTTCCCCATGTCAAGTGTTACGCCAACAGGCCAAGTGCATCAAGCACCATCATCAGTGACAGCACTGCTGCCGACACCACCATCACTACGTCGAATCGATCCATTAGAAACCCCTAAATAAGATAAATAACACTGCCAACACTGCGCCCAGTACAGCACCCAGAAACGCAGCCGCGATCATTGCCCACTCTCTATCGTCCATGTCACCCCCTATAAAACCGTCAAGTATTTACGAAGCACGTCGAAGTCCTCTTTCGGCACCTCACGCCAGCCATCGTCGCGAACCAATGTGCAGTCCGACCAGTAGCCGCCATGTTCTTTGTCCCAGTCACCCCTCGAGCAGCCGCGCCATTCCATCGCTACCTTTTTGGTGTACTTGTCCGGGCTACCCTTCGTTGCGAACAGGAACTTATCGCTGTACTCCATACCGCCGTTGATCTCTTCGATCTTGCCTAAGTAGTATTTCATCTCGCTCTCCTCACATAATGGTTGCTAACACCAAGCCCGGGTCATACACCGACCACACATCGTGGTCAGCCGATCCCTTCCAATCCCAGATGGCACACTCTCTGCCGTTGATGGTGAATGCCCAGCTATACCGTACCTTTACCGGGTCATCGTCCACGTTGGGCGGAAAGCCCAGTGCCTGCTCGATCTGCTGTTTGGTTTTGTTTGCCAGCGTCCCGGTCTTGTAGCCGTTGATGTTTGGGTTTGGTTCGATGACTGCATTCGCTGCATGCATGACTGCCTCCATGTTTTCTATTTGATATTGCGCCTCGAGTGTTCTCATTTCACGCCCTCCGGTAGTTGTACTTCGTCACCTAGTTTGCTTGCCACGTAGCAGCGCATCGCTGCAATGAGTGGGGTTTCGCCTGCCATTCTGCGGTTACCATCGGTAGCGCACCAATCGTTAGGATATTCAATGAACATTGCGATGCGCTCACGCTCAATGATCGCGCCGCCCTGCGCCCAGTCGGTTGCTGGGATGTAACCGCGCTCCAAAATAAACCCGATGTCGAGATCGTCACCATTGATAACCCCTTCACACTTTGCTACCGCCCAGTCCAGTGCAACACCTGTCAGTTCATTCGTTCTCATTTCACACCTCCAAGTTTTTGGTGACCCAATACTCACGCGCCCACATTGCTTGCAACAATGCTAATCCTGCGTAATCAATATCGAACAGGTTATGCCGCTGCGCTTTGTCCATCGCAAACTTAGTGCGCCGTGCCATGTACTCATCGAACGACAAACTAAATAAATTCTCCATCTCATCCTCCAAGTTTTAGTCAGACCTAAGAACTGCCGCTTACGCGGCAGCACCCACAAAACGATTCTTCAATGAGCCGTGAACGGTGATCACGACAGTTGCTTTTTTGCTACGTGACCCGGCAATGCCTGCGCCGTTACACGCCATGCATTCGTGGCATTGTTTTTTCTTGCCAGCTTCTTCGGATGCTGGGCACACGAATTCGTTGTTGGCTTTTTTGCCATCATCCAGCCCACGCACCCGAAACGTGCGCCATTCGTTCATCGTGGCATGCCACCACTCATCCTCGCTATCGACCGATGCCATGCACATCTCGCGAATCTCTTCGTACTGATCGGGATGCAGGACGTTTAATCTTTTGACAATTGCAGTGTCTGGGTTCCACTGATGCGTGTAGCCGGTGTGCGAGTCAGCATGTTCAACCAAGCTCATCCAGATGTAGGCAGGAACCGCCATTGGGTCACCGTATGTGCCAAGCCTGACTTTTCTACCGGCAATAACATCGGCAATCTCACGTATGCGAACACTTGGATAGATGCCACGCATCACGCCGTCCATCACCGCACGTGCGCCCTGCCCGAGGTTGACGTAACACGCACCGCCTGTACCGCGCCGATGTTTGCAGTCACCACATATAGAGATGTCTGCCAGTGACCGTGCGCTTTCCACCGGGCTCAATCCGTTGTCCGCCAAGACGTACGTCTGCACCATGTTGCCGGTCTTGGCATTTTTGGATTCTTTAGTGATTGCCACTACGACAATGGGTTTGCCGTCGAGCAAAGAAGGGCCACGATAGATGATGTAGCCCGAAGGTTGTTTAGTTTTTGCTTTGCGTGTGCGGACTGGCTCGATTTTGTAGTCCCACATCTGTTCCAGAGGGTCTGCGCCAGCATCGACCATTGCCAGAATGCCGGTATCGACCACGCCGTCCGTGGTTGGCGCATCGTTCACGTGAACGAACAGCGTGTTGTTGTTTTTGTCGTAAAAAGTGATTCGGTGTTTAGTAGTCATGCTGTTCTCCAAGTTTTGGTCAGACCTAAGAATCGGTGGCTTGCTTCACCAACCGAAACCGAATTATGCCACAAGTCTTTCCGTTTGTCAAGCTTTCTCACTTGTCGAACACGTGTAGCTCAGTCTAGTTTTTTGTTGGTGATTAAATTTTAGGCAGGGATGCGTGGTTTGTTCCGAAAATGGGTGGTTTGTTCGGTGTGTTCCAAAAATGGGTAACACGCGATTTTCCCTGTGTTCTCAACGGTTGTCATATGGGTTTTGTCTTTTGTTCCATTGTTCCGTAGTTACCACGCTGCAAAACCAAACGTCCGAGATTAATCCAATAAAAAAACCGACCCCCCTTTTTTTTAATGGAAAAAAAATTTTTTTCCCCGCCGTACTGTTTGGTTGGAACAATGGAACATTGGAACAAATATATATTTATTAATAAGAAAAGCTAATAAAAACAAAGAGTTATGCTAAAAAAAGCTTGTTCCAAGAACTCGGAACATGCGGAACATTTGGAACAAATATCAAACTGACAATTCTTAGGTCTGACCTAAGAATCCGATACCCTGACCCCCACCGTGGGGGTATGGACCCCTGTATGAATTAGGAGTCCCGCCGCCCCGCTGCGCTGTGTTTTACACATCCGATCACAAAAACCTCAAAACAAGTACACTACTCAAGGGGGGTCACAGCTTGTTAATTTATTAACGAGACGTCAGGGATAGACAAGTGACCCCCCACCCCCTTGCAATTTCTAGAACACTAGTTATACTCCGCGAAATAGAAACACCCCCCTTGCTTTTTTATTTAGGTTCCATTAGGCGGGGGGTATGTAAAAAATCTGCGAAAGCAGAACACGACAATTTGCCTATGCCCCTCGTCATCACACCTGAAGTTGGCATACCACTACCTCTGGACGTAACCCCGGAGGAGGTGGAGCAGTTTCGTGAACGAGCAGCTACGGCATGCGAGACGATCCGAAGTCTGTTAGAAGCAGGTGGTGAAGTTCCTCTTACCACCGAGGACAGTGCAGTGGCCCATCAGCTATTTGCGGAACAACGTCCCCTCCACATAGTGCGTACACCGCCCGGGGCGATTCTGAAACTCGAAGCCCTTCTGACCAATTACGACCACGAGTTCTTAGGCGCAAACCGCCGCATCGCCAATTACGTCACCAATCGGCTCCTTGAAGAAACCGAAGACGAAGACCCCAAAGTAAGACTAAAAGCCCTAGAACTACTAGGCAAACGTAGAGGTGTGAATCTGTTCAGCGAGCAGATGGAGATCACCATCAAGCAAAAAACCACAGCCGACCTTGAAGGCGAGCTAGTGACGCTCTTGGAGAAATACATGGGTAACGCAGACGTGGTTGAGAACGGGGAAGACCCGGCACGTCCAAAACCCTTGATTGATATTGATGCGGAACTTGCAGCCTTAGATGACCCCGAACCAGCAGACACCGAACCTGTTGGAGTCCATAAAGAGTAACCCGACCCTGCTAAATGCCCTGCCGCAGGAAGTCCAGATTAAAGCGGCGGAGTTACTAGAAGAGTTAACTACTCGCAAGGAAGCCAACACGGCAAAAACAAACTTTATGGCGTTTGTCCATAAGGTCTGGCCTTCCTTTATCAATGGAGCGCATCATGTCCGAATGGCTCAAGCGTTTGAGAAGGTGGCTCGCGGAGAGATCAAACGACTCATCATCAACATGCCACCACGGCATACCAAGTCAGAATTCGCGTCCTACCTGTTGCCAGCATGGTTTCTGGGCAATTTTCCTCACAAAAAGGTGATTCAGACCTCCCACACAGCCGAATTGGCAGTGGGTTTTGGTCGAAAAGTGCGTAACTTGGTGGACAGCGATACCTACAAAGGCATTTTCCCCGATACATCCCTGCAAGCAGACTCAAAAGCTGCTGGTCGATGGAACACATCTAAGGGCGGTGACTACTTCGCTATCGGTGTGGGCGGTGCGGTGACCGGTAAAGGTGCGGATATTCTGATTATTGATGACCCGCACTCGGAACAAGAGGCCGCACTGGCTGAAATTAACCCCGAAATCTACGATAAGACCTACGAGTGGTACACATCAGGCCCTCGTCAGCGTCTACAGCCGGGTGGCTCCATCATTATTGTGATGACACGCTGGTCAAAACGGGACTTGACGGGTCAGGTGATCAAGTCTGCGGCGATGCGTGACGGGGATGAGTGGACGGTGATCGAGTTTCCAGCGATTTTGCCGTCTAACAATCCACTTTGGCCTGAGTTTTGGTCACTTAAAGAACTTGAAGCACTCAAAAGAGAACTGCCTAACCAGAAATGGATGGCGCAGTACATGCAGCAGCCCACTTCGGACAGTGCGGCTATTATTAAGCGGGAATGGTGGCAACTTTGGCCTCACGACAGCCCGCCTTACTGCGAATTCACCCTACAAAGCTGGGATACGGCGTTCGAGAAACATAATCGAGCCGACTACAGTGCGTGTACTACATGGGGGGTGTTCTATCAGGAGGATGACGCGGGGATCATGCAGGCTAATATCATCCTGTTAAACGCTGTTCGCAAGCGCATGGAGTTTCCGGAGCTAAAACGCAAGGCGATAGAGGAGTTTAAGCAGTGGGAGCCGGACTCTATCATCATCGAGAAGAAGGCTTCTGGTGCGCCGCTGATATATGAGATGCGGGCGATGGGTGTGCCTGTGCAAGAGTTTTCACCCAACAAGGGTAACGACAAGATCAGCCGCTTAAACGCGGTGTCGGACATTTTTGCATCGGGGCGGGTGTGGGTACCTGAGACTCGGTGGGCAGAAGAAGTGGTGGACGAGGTGGCATCCTTCCCCGGCGGGGAGCATGATGACTATGTGGACTCGGTGTCCCTCGCAATGATGCGGTTCCGCAAAGGTGGCTTTATCCGGACAGAACTTGATGAGCCGGAAGAGCTAAGAGAATTCAGGCGTAAGAAGGCGTATTACTAATGATTAAATCAACTTTTATGTATTACGAGCGGGCTATGCCGCCAGACTTTTGTGACTACGTTATCAAGAGTTTGGACTGGTCGCATGCTGGGACTGGCGCAACACGGGAAGAATCTGGCGAGGAATCCACAAGGCTCCGCAAGGTTAAGGTTTTGCCGGAGCACTTGATGTCCCCGCTTGGCTCGGTCTGCAAAAACTACATGATCGACGGCAATAGTAGAACACAGTGGAGCAAGTCAATTTGCGGCTTTGATGTTCCACAGATTCTGAAGTATGAGACTACGGATCACTATTGGTGGCATCACGACGTGCTCCCGCCGGTAGATGGGAAACAACGGCGCGTCTCGCTATGTATGCTGTTAAATGACCCGTCTGAGTTTGAAGGCGGGCAGCTTGAGATTAAAGATACGCTAGATAACGCCCTAAAAAACAAAGGCGACATCATTGTGTTTGACTCAACCGCAATGCACCGGGTTGCCCCTGTAACTAAAGGTGTTCGCATCTCGGCTGTGTGCTGGGCTTACGGGTTTTATGAAGATTGAAGAAAGCGTATTACTGATGGAAACTTTTGACGATCTGGCGGGGTTCAAGATTTGGTGGGAGGAACGCCGCCCGTTCAATACGCCAACTGAAACCCCCGTAATGTGCTACGACGCTATTTATGGAGTGGTGTTGTACCGGCAAGCGCCGTACCAAGTGCAGCTTTTTATTATGCCGCCTGACTCGTTTATTGAAGACCATATCCACCCAAACGTGGATAGCTACGAGGTTTTTCTTGGGGGCGATATTATCTTTCGCTGTAACGGCGAAGAACATGTTCAGGATGTTTTAGGCGCGTCGATTCGGGTTCTCCCCAATAGTTGGCATGGTGGGAAGTTTGGAAAGCGCGGTGGCTCTTTTTTATCGATTCAAAAATGGCTTAACAACGTACCACCTACTTCTGTAGGAAACGACTGGCATGACGCAGCAAACAATACTGCTGGCACAGCAACCGTAATTAAGGATTAATCATGAAAATGGATTACGAGTCGATACTTAAAGCGACTAGTGATGAACCGGTACACATGTATAGGACCGAACGGGGTTCGGCGTATGGGCACTACGCAGACAATACGACCCTGCGTAACCGCAGCGGAGCAAAACATAAAGACAAATCTGAAGGCTTACAGCCAAGATCAGGTAAAACGATTTACATGCACCCAAATGATGTTAATGCTATGTCGGGGGTTTTTAAAAATATCGATCAGGCTACATCATTTAAACCTACTTCATATGATAAAGAAACAAAAACAGGAAAAGTTGCGTTAACTCATGATGAAGACTACGGCCCAAAAAAAGCTGGCTCTGTAATACGTGAAGCGCATTTCACTACTACACCCGCAGTTGGTTTAGCCCCTGTGGAGATATACAGAAGTGAAAGTCCTAAAGGTGACTCTGGTAAAGGTATTCACTGGGGTAACAAAATTACAGAAGTTCGTGGTATGGGTGGTGGTTCAAGAGATTTACAGCTAGGTGCAGACTTAGACCCAAAAGCAATGATGAAGAAGTACGCCAAAGGCGGCGCAGTGCAAATGCCGTCGTCGTATTCTAGTGGCAACTGGAAATTAATTTAAGGATTAATCATGGCTATTGATAAAGCACTAAACCGCGCCCCGTTAGGGTTAGACGCGATGGGTATGGGTGAGATGGACGAGCCCATATTAGAGATTGAGATCGAGGACCCAGAGTCGGTGACTATTGGCATGGGTGGGTTGGAGATTGAGATCGAGCCGGGCAAAGATGAGGACGATGAATTCAACGCCAACTTGGCTGAGAAGATCAGTGATGACGTGCTAGAGGGGTTAGCCTCGGAATTGATTTCTGACTTTGACGACGATGTAGGTAGCCGCAAAGACTGGATGCAGACTTATGTAGACGGCCTTGAGCTGCTAGGTATGCGGTTGGAAGAACGCAGTGAACCGTGGGAAGGAGCCTGTGGTGTTTACCATCCTCTTTTATCTGAAGCTCTGGTTAAGTTCCAATCCGAGACGATCATGGCGACGTTCCCGGCGAGTGGTCCGGTTAAGACGCAGATCATTGGAAAGGAGACCGCTCAAAATAAGGAAGCTGCCGAGAGGGTTCAGAATGACATGAACTACCAGCTTACCGAGGTCATGACTGAGTATCGCAGCGAGCACGAGCGCATGCTGTGGGGCTTGGGTCTGTCGGGTAACGCGTTCAAGAAAGTCTACTACGACCCATCACTAGAGCGGCAAGTATCTATCTTCGTGCCTGCTGAAGATGTGGTGGTGCCGTACGGGGCGAGTAATTTGGAGTCTGCACCACGTGTGACGCATGTGATGCGTAAGACCGAGAACGAGCTAAAGAAACTACAAGTAGCGGGCTTTTATCGGGACGTGGAGCTGGGCGACCCCGTCAACGTGCTGGACGACGTGGAGAAAAAGATCGCGGAGAAGATGGGCTTCCGCGCTACAACTGACGACCGTTATAGACTTCTGGAGATGCAGGTTGACCTAGACCTGCCGGGGTATGAGAGCGAAGATGGCGTAGCGTTGCCGTACATCATCACATTAGAAAAAGGTAGCGGCACTATTCTGTCAATCCGCCGTAACTGGGAGCCGGATGATGACACCCATCAGAAGCGCACTCACTTCGTTCACTACGGCTACATCCCGGGCTTTGGCTTCTACTACTTCGGCCTGATCCACTTAATCGGTGCGTACGCTAAATCAGGCACCTCGCTGATCCGTCAGTTGGTTGACTCGGGTACGCTGTCTAACCTGCCGGGTGGCTTGAAGACTAAAGGCATGCGCACTAAAGGAGATGACACACCGATCTCCCCCGGCGAGTGGCGTGATGTAGATGTAGCGTCAGGCACCATACGCGACAATATTTTGCCGCTGCCATACAAAGAGCCAAGCCAAGTTCTGATGTCGCTGATGAATCAGATTGTGGACGAGGGCCGTCGCTTCGCATCCGCTGCTGATCTCAAAGTCTCTGATATGTCGGCACAGGCTCCTGTTGGTACGACACTCGCGCTGCTGGAGCGCCAACTGAAAGTGATGAGCGCAGTACAGGCGCGGGTTCACTTTGCGATGAAGCAAGAGTTCAAGCTTTTGAAGAACATCATCGCGGCCTACGCCCCGACCGAGTACAGCTACGAGCCAGTTGAAGGTAGCCGTCGCGCACGTCAGAAAGATTACGAGATGGTGGACGTGATCCCCGTCAGTGATCCGAACGCTGCGACGATGAGCCAGAAGGTTGTTCAGTACCAAGCCGTGATGCAGATGGCGCAACAGAACCCGCAAATCTACGACATGGTCGAACTGAACAAGCAGATGTTGGAAGTCTTAGGCATTAAGAACATCCACAAGCTCGTACCTGCTGCGGAAGATCAGAAGCCGAAAGACCCAGTGTCTGAGAACATGGCGATCATGAATATGAAGCCGGTCAAAGCATTTATGTATCAGGACCATCAGGCGCATATTCAAGTCCACATGTCTGCCATGCAAGACCCAAAAATTATGCAGGCAATTGGGCAGAATCCAAATGCTCCAGCTATGCAAGCGGCAATGCAGGCGCATATTGCCGAGCACACGGCGTTTGAGTACCGCAAACAGATCGAAGAACAGCTTGGCGTTCCAATCGATATTCCTAACTACGAAGATGGCGACACCATCCCAGAAGAAATGGAAGTTCAAGTTAGCCGCCTGATGGCAATGGCTGCTGAACAGTTGCTTCAAAAAGGTCAAGCTGAGGCTGCACAACAGCAAGCGCAGCAAGCCGCACAAGACCCGCTGGTCCAGATGCAACAGAAACAGATGGAGCTTAAAGAGCGTGAGGTTGG